TTAGACCAAGAGTATTTGGTTGCAGTGTCTGCAAAACCCAAAGTCATTTCTGCCGCATCAATGGACTTGATCACGATTGGACGCAACATGCACAAACGGTTTGATGCATTGCCTCACATATCGTCCGGGCTTGACATAGTCATTATTGAAAACCAATTAAGCACGCTTGCCACTCGCATGAAAACACTGCAAGGCATGATAACTCAATATTTCATTATGCGCGGTGTTCCGAATATTCAATTTATATCCGCCACAAACAAATTGAAGTTGTTTTCCGATGCGGCAAGTGATGACAAAACGGAATACGCTGACCGAAAAAAACGCAGCATTGAAATAACTCGCACATTGATTCCGGCCGACCAGCAGTTGAAATTTGAAAAGCACAAAAAGAAGGATGACTTGGCGGATTGCTTCTTGCAAGGGTTATGGTGGTTCTGCACGCGAGAGAAAATGCCATAAAAATAATGCACTGTCAATTTATTGAAATTTATTGCAACTTGTTGCAAAATCATATTAATTTATATTGCGTATGATTTAAACTTAAAAGATATAAATGAAACATAAGAATAGACAATAGACAATACAGCTGTCATTAATGGAAGAAGTAATTGACATTTCAAATTTACCCAGCGACTCGCGATTTGGAGGAGGTAAATCTTCCAACTTTGGCGGCGGACTTGAATTTCTCATGAATGACAAAGTGAAAAATGGCAGTGGCAATAAAAGCGGCGGCGACATTGACATCGGAGACTTGAACGCATTGGAAGCCGAACTGAACGAATTGAGTGATGTTCCAGCCCCCAGCGGTTCATCTTCAAGCAAGTCCTTGTTTTTTGGGAACTCGGCCGGAGGTGGTGGCAGCGTGTCATTTCGCGATGACCCGATTGACTTGGGTGCAAGTTCGAGCGCAAGTGGATTCAATTTAGGCAGTTCGACTGCCTCTGCGGATGACGACAAGAAGACATGGGATGGGTTTGGAAAATTCAACAACGTGCCACTCAATCCGGATGCACCCGTGGATTCTCAACCTCAAATGACAAAGGAAGAATTGCTGCGAGAGAAATTCAAGTATCTGCGAAAGCTCGAGGATTTGGAGCAGAAAGGCATCACCCTCACGAAGAAGTATTCCATGGAGTCATCCTTGTCAGAAATGAAGGGCGAATACGAGACGCATTTGGAAGAGCGCGAACGACGCAACAGTGTGAAGTTTCAGGGCAAAATGTTGATGTCCGTCATAACCGGCATTGAGTATTTGAACAACAAGTTTGATCCATTTGATTTGAAGCTGGATGGATGGAGCGAGCAGGTCAATGAGAACATCGACGACTACGACGAAATTTTCTCGGAACTGCATGACAAATACAAAACCAAGGCCAAGATGGCGCCGGAACTCAAGCTGTTGTTCCAGCTGGGTGGCAGTGCAATCATGCTGCACATGACCAACACCATGTTCAAGTCAGCAATGCCTGGCATGGACGACATTATGCGTCAAAACCCCGAACTCATGCAGCAGTTCACTGCAGCGGCGGTCAACTCAATGTCGCAGAATCGCCCTGGATTCGGAAATTTCATGGGCGACATAATGGGAGCGGGACCACAAAGCCAGGCTCCTCCTCCGTCTCAAACGCCTCGACAAGCACCTCCATACATTCCAAATCAGCGCCCGCCTCCTCCACCGGTCCCGACCAGCGTGCGAGATCCCAACTCGGACCCAGGAACGCCATTCCGTGCTGGAAATAACACGGCGCCCCCACCTTCCATGCCTTCCAACCGTCCTGACCTGAATGCCGCGCGAAGCAACAGCAACAGCAACCCGTCTGCACCTTCTGTTCCTCCACCCATCACTGTGTCCAAACGTCCCGACATGCGCGGACCCACCGACATTTCGAACATTCTCTCTGGACTCAAAACCAAAACCATACAAGTTCAACCCCCCGTTGCACCCACAGCACCCATCGCAGCCGTCGCACAACCTCCTGTTACCGAAGACAAAACCAGCACGATTAGCATCTCCGATTTGAAAGAGTTGCAGAATGACAATTTGCCACACAAAAGCAAACGCCGCCAAAAATCAGACAAAAACACAGTTAGTTTAGCATTGGACATTTAGAATCATCTGCAAATTCGTAAGGACCGCTGCATTTTTATAAAAGAAACAATATAAATAGTTTTTGGGAATATATTTACATTGTATTATTTCGAGACCAACAACAAGACCAACACTTTTGTAAATGTCAGAGAATTTCACGCTTTCATGCGACAAAGATTCCGTGTATTTGAGCAGAGACAAACCCAACAACATGTATTTGATTGAATTTCGGGCACACAATCCCAAAATACGCATTGACGCATTGTTGACATTCGACATTTACAAAATGATGTTTGAACTGAACAAAGACTTGTTTGATTCATATTACATTGCATTTCCTGACCCGAATGACCCGTCGCGTGCAGAAATCCTTTTCATTTTCAAGAGCATCATGGGACTGGGCGAGAGATACACGCATGTTTTCACCGAAATACCTCACTTGCTCAACACCTATCAAATGCCGGAAAATGAAAGCCAAGTCATTTACTTCAACAGCCAGAATGTTTTAAAAAACTCACCATCGATGTTGCGCCATTTGATCCCCAAGCGCGCTGAACAAATTGACTCGGACAATTCAAACATCATAATTCATGTTCAACCAAATGGGCAAACAATTAATTTTTACTATAAGTTTCGATTAATCATGTCCAAACCAGATGACGTGATTTCCTTACCTCCGTTTGTAGACAAGGCAGTCAGCAATATGATGAAAACCATATTTGTGCGAATAAAACAATTCATTGAGTGTCTTGGATAAAAGCATCACTTGCGTTTGGAAAACAACACGTACAATAATCCAAGTCCAACAATTGTGCCAACAATCATGTGCTGTGTGCTGGAAGAGTTTGTGCTCTTTTCACTGCACGCATTCAACTTGCAAGTCATTTTGTATAAAAATATGGTTTATACAAATTACAAATATTAAATTTTTGATTCAAATGGCTTCCTGTTTTGAAAATTTCTGAAATTTCACTTTTAATTTTGTGTCATTTTCTATTTCCTCTCCACTAAAGTTTGATAAATTCGAAGCTCTCAACCGGAAATGATACACTGGAATGTTTATTATTTTTGGAAAAGCAGAATTCCTTGTTGGAACTCCAGTAACCATCCACATTTGACTCTTTTCAAAACGAACTTTGTAAGGTGCATCACCGCGCTTCATCTTTCTTCCAAATCGTTTGAATGCAAGACGCGCGGCATTGATTGTTTCTGCAGAAGCATTGGTGTCGGTTTTAATCAATATTTTATCACCTGGCTTCATTGACAACAAATCATTGCTAATGTCTTGCAAAATTCCTTTAATGGAAACAGTTGAACTAACATAAAGCATCGTGCTTTCGGTTTGTTTTGCGGCATTCCATCCAATGCGTGCATTGCCAGGTTGTATCAGCAGTGGATTATACGTGCCTCCGCCCGGCACCAGATCGGTCAAATTATCTTGAAATGTTTGAAGCTTCGTTTGGGGAATTTCAGTCCCAGAGACCCCATGCATTTCAACCGTATTGAATATTTCAGCCACTTTGGCCAAAGCACGGATTGAATTGTATGGACTGATTGGGTCAATGGATGGCAATTTATTTGAATTGTCGACTGGAGGAGTGTTGTACAACCTCTCATTTTCTTGCAGGGCATCATTTGAAACTTCATCGTCGATTCTTTTCAACATCTCCGCATTTGTTGTTTTAAGCAGCGGATTTGTCGCAGCATTTGTACAGGTAATAAGTATACTGGCTGAGTGAGTTCCAGTTTCCGGCACTTTATCTCCATCAAAGTATGCAGTGTATTCATATTCATCATCGACTGAATTCAGTCCAACACGCTTGAATATGTTGGCAATCGTGAAATTTTGTTCTTTTTCTTTCAAATTTCGCATCATTTGTTCCCACACAATTTTCAAATTATTTTGCAACATCGTTTCATCTGAAGCGCAAGACAGGCTCGCTTGGTCCAACAACGTCATGTCTGACAACTTGCCTTCAAACAAAGTGAACATGAGCTGAACGACAAAGAGAGGAAATTCAATGCACTTTTTCGTGGATGACGAACGCAAACCTCTCAAATCTGCAAAATCCAATTTACGGTCGCTGCTGCTAGTCCCACTCTTGAATGAAGCCAACCTTGCATCATTCCGCATTTTGCAATACAGGCGTTCTTCTGGCCATGCATAATTATTCAACACCATTTCTTTGCCATCAATCCTCAATGGCGCATTCTTTTGAAACAAATTTTCAAATATGACTTTTAGATTTTTTTGTATCAACCCAACGGATGGTTGTTTCGAAACAACAAGTATTCCCTTGCTGGCTGCGGAACCTGCATTGCCTGACACAACACTGCTTGCACTCACCGATTCTTGAATTTTGGCGTCCACGAATTTTTTCAACCGGTCCACCAACGGATATGTTCCGCTTATTTCACGCGATGCAATGTCATCAAAATCAACGTATTGCCATTTATTGATGTCCAACAACTGGGTGCATATGAATGGATTGTGCAACACGCTTGAATTCGGAATGAATGCACCTTCGCACGCACCCGCCGCAAATTTGGCATCCATTGACCACGACATGTTCACGGTCAGCGCTGCAAGCGCATTTTTAACACTGTCAATGTTTTTGTCGCTGATCTGAACGTTGTCCGGCTTGATTTTAGAGAGCATTGTCAGAATTTTCTTGGCCTGCACATATGCATACAGCGCATTTTCAAATGTCTCCTGAGTGCTGGATGCATCGTTTGTAAATGGTCCGCAGTTATTTGTTGCGTTTGGACTGTCAAAATTAAGAGGCTCAAAATGGTCTTTCGAGGTGTCCACGTTCAATAAATTACGCAAAATCAACACATGCTCATCAAATGAACTCATGTATGCATTACGTGGAAGCGCATTGTCAGAATTGGCCTGAAAACCTCTCCACCAACTGACATTCACATTCATAGGTCTTCCATTGGCATCACTTGCTTGAACAACTTTATTGTCAGTATTATATTTTACATACTTTTCTCTTATTCTTTCTTGGTCAGAAACAAGTGTTTTTGGAACTGTTTCTTTATCATTGTTCCATTGTTGCAAGTTTTCATGAATTTGCGTCATTTTCAAACCAATCTCTCGGTCTGTGTATAACCGATTGATGATTTGGCTTGCATCATTTAGTGATTTAAGCACTTGTGGTTGTTGCCCCGACCCAAACCCAAGAATCGCGTCATTCACCACTTCTTCAATGTTTTCCGGCCATTCGCCACAATTTCCAATGAATGAGCGCGGAGTGCTGCAATAGTTCACAAAATACAAGAAGTCTTTCTCCTGCAACTGCAATTTACCAATCGGAAATTTGAGTGTGAAAAAATCATCAAGAGGAACAATATTCAGTTTCAAATTAGCATCAATTGTGGTTGATGATGACGAACCGGTTTTCAACAAAACGGCTTCACGCTGGCTTGTGTATTCATTGTATCGCTGTCTAACATCCTGTTGGGTCGCTTCATCGTAATACACGATTACGTTGACGTTTTCCTGTTCATAAAACATGCTGTAATCTCTCACTGCGTAAAAAAATGAATCACCGATAAACTTTTTGTCTTCCTTGTTGACCGTTTTCAAATTTCTCTCCGTGCTTCCATATCCAATCGCCATGATTTTAATGCAAGTTCTATTTGAATCGGCAGAGCTTGATGTGGTGGTTGTTCCTCTTGTGTTTTTTGCACTCAGCACGATTGTTTTGAATATCAATTGCATCATTTTATACAAATGTTCCATATAAGCACCCCGATTCAAAGACGTTTTTCCATTGGAATCAACTGTCATAAACGCGCGATAAGATGGACTAATTTCTGAACTTAAATCGGGAATCCATGCGTGCACCATGAATGAATTGGTTGGACCGCGCATGGGTGGCGTGATAAACATGAGTGGCGGAGGATACGCTGTGGGCAAATTTGGTTCAGTGTAGTCCTGAACAGCTCCAGTTTCAACAGGCCGCATCAGTTGTGTGAATCGATTGATGAACTGTTCACCAGATGCTCTTTGATTCGTGACTGTCATTTCGTATCGGTAGTATCCAGGACTTGTCCAGTTGTAAATTGCATCAATTTGTGTTTCGGTCATGGACGCATCTGCAATGACAGTGTTTGCAGCACTCGTTTGTGTATTCCATGTTGCAAATTCTGGAACTGGCAATCCATAAATTTGGTTCGTCATATCTGATGCACGCGACACATTGTCCTTGACACTTCCTTTTTCTTGTCTTGCATCTTCTGGCGAAACGTACAATTCTTTCCATATTTGAGTATATGCTCTCTCCTGAATAACACCCCTTATTGGCTCGATGTTTTTTGGAAGTGCAGTCGGATTATCAAATCGCATTTTGGGATAATTTGAGTTCGTTGGATTGCGATTGATGTAATACGCATTTTCTGTCAGTGGGTCTTCTCTTCGAATCCATTGGTCTTTTGTGGCCGTCTCCGCAGCTGTGGTGGTTTCAGGCGGCAATTCCTCTCCGAGAATGTGCTTTATCATGCTGGGATCTTGCCGGAATATCCACTCATAATCAAAATACAATGGACCATGGATAACATACAGCATTTCATCACTGATTTGATTGAATTCGTCTTGCTCCTTCAGTTGAGCCGATGATACAGTGTCAACCTCATCTACAACAGGTGTATACAATGTTTTCAAATAGTCGGCACCTTTGGGATATTTTTCATATAATGCTGGCTGGTCGCTGTATTTTAATGCAGACAATAACGTTGAATTATCATACATGAAAGCTGCGAAATTGGATTGATTTTTTATAACACTGTTCATTGCCGTGCGCATGTCTTGATGAATTGTGGTTGAATTTGGTGGCGCAATGGTTGCCTGATGAATTGCCGCAGCATGAACTGCATGTGCTATGGCACAACCCGCACCAATCAATGGATTCAGTTGATTTGGTTGAATATTTAATCCTGCCACTGTCGCTTGACTCATGCTCTCTGAAACTTGCTTATTCAATGCATTTTCGTCGCTACCCATTGAACCACTTCCGAAATCAATGTCTTGAGTCAAATGATTCAAGACTTGATCGCGGTTATAATGCACATCAGTGTCTATCAAAATGAATTCCAGTGTTGCAACTGCAACGGCACATATTATTTCACATGCAATAACTTTTTTACACTCTGAAAGAGCAGATGTCAACATCTCCACAAAAGTGTGGCAATTTATATCATCAATGATTTTTTTCTGCATTTTTTTGATTTCGACACTTGACATCATGAGAGAAGGCGTCAAATAACAAGGATATTTGTAATAAAGTCTTTTCAATAGCGTGTCATAATTCATGCTGTATTCCGTAGTTGATTTGAACGTGCATAAATATGTTTTCTCTCGTATTGCTTTGAGCTTATCAAACCGCAGTTCAGCTCTATTTGACAACTTCTTGTTTGTCATGATTCCAATCAAAAAATCGGACATGACTTCAACGTTTCGTGATGGCGCTGCATGAGGCAATTTAAAGTTGACCGGTGTTGCACCACTACTAGCTGCAAGGTTTGAATTCAGCAGTGGAATGTACTTTGGAATACGTCCAACAGATGACCTGTTGTCATGCAATATAAGTGCTTGGAAGTAATTGGAGAAATACGTCAGAACTTTTTGTTTCACAGTGTCGTTCAATCTACCCGTGTCAAACACATCAGCATACACCAAAAAATCTAAAGCTGGACGAGTTGGCGTCGAATACACGACTGCGTATTGTTCTCCAACACTGATGTTTTTTGACTCTTCGTTCTCAAGATTCATAAGTTTGGTTGGTGCACTGATCAAATCCCCCACCTCTTTTTTTGCAGCATCATATGATGTTTCTATCAACGCAATTTGACGTTTGTGTGCATTCAACTTTGAAAAGTTGACGAATGATTCAAACATGTTCCAGCTCATGAAAATGTTTGCCGCCGCATTGTTGAAATCAGTCTTTTTTTCAAAAAATTGTTTGAACTTGGAGTCATAAAACGCATTCATCGTTTCTTTTTTTACTTCAAATGAAGTTGGAACATACACAATGTAGTCGCAAGATGATTCGGTCTGTGTCTTGCGTTGCGCAGCATCCAAATTATCGAATGATGACTTGGATGCCAAGACCATTTTTTGAGAGAAAACATCAAGAGAAGCTGCATTGCGATTTGCGTCCTTTGTTGTTGCGTCTTTTGTTGCGTCTTTTGTTGCGTCTTTTGTTGCGGCACCTTTATTTGCTTTCTTTGCCGTGCGAATGGAGTTAAATGTTATCAATAATGGGTCATATGTTTCTTTTTTCAGATTGGCAGCGAAACGCGATGATTGAATGCCATCACTCGCATCACTCCCAAATAAATTCAAACTGTCCATGTAATAATTGCTTGTATTCAGTGCAACACAATGGAATGGAATATTAAAGTATATTTATATTTTAATATTGCAATTCATAATGAATTGAAATTTGGCACAACATAAATTCACTGGTTAACTTGTTTTGTTTCGTCAATGTGTCAATGTTTTATCGAGCGAAATGCTGTTAAATAGTTGTTGTATTTCATGGCATCTCTCTGTTTTTTGGCGCGTTCAAGCACATCCATTGCATCACTTATTTCCTTATCAGTTACCACGTTGCCAGGACCATGACCTGATTTGGCCAATCCCCCTATTGCAGCGGCCGTCTGTGTGACCGTTGATGATGAAGCCGTGCTAGAAACGCCAGTGCTTGTGGAAACCGAGTTTGACATTGCGCGGTATTTTTCAGGCATGATGCAGTATTTGCTATTCGCATTAAAGCCGTAGTCTGCTAAAACCACAAACACTGCAGTCAAAATGAGAGACAATATTAGATCGCGCGTACCCATCCATGACACCGAAAAAACTAGCACTTCTTTCGTAAGTGCCGTTTTCAAAAAATTTTCAGTGGATGGATCCAGCTTGAGTTCAATGTATCTCGCTCCAATGTTCAGTGTCAACATGATGACACCTGCAAAAAATAAACTGTTGTTCAAACGATGCACTCCATAGTTCAACCAACCAAAAATGAAATCTAACATTGATTACAATAATTCAAATACTATTAACATAATGCTACAAAATAAAAATTGCTAAAACAATTGACGCTTGATTCTATTGACACTTGATTTTATGTTGTCTGTTCCATTTGTTATTAAATGACGTGCAGTGCGAATGTGAGGGCGCAGCATAGGTGTGAATCCTTCTGTTGCATTGTCGTCGCCATTATTAGCAGCATCGGCAGCATCGGGCGCAACAGTTGGCATCGTGGTAGGTGTTGTAGTGGGAACCGGTTTCATTGTCCATCCGCATTTAGGGTCGCACATATTGTTAATAGTTTCATACTCAATGTTCCCATTTGCCAGTTTGAATGGACTACATTGGTTAAACGATTTTGGATCCATTTTTTCGAATGCAGTCAATTGTTCGCTGGACAAAACTGGATTGCCGCTTGCATCCATTTTAGTAAAAAAATCAGGGTTTAACATGTATGTCATTGTTAACTTTCCAGATTGCGTGGGGTCATCCGGTATTCCTTTCACGCAATATTTTTGCCTAAATTCATCAGGGCTATTAAACGAAATGGAAGGTGCCGGAGGAGCACTTGAAGACGTTAAAGGATTTGTCATGCCTTCTTTCATCGGTGCCTGATTCAATATGGCAATGATTGCAATCAACGTAATTATTCCTGCAATTCGATGATACAACGTCATTGCGATAAGACTCGCAACCATTACTATTTTTCCCAAAACATTATCTCTCAAAAAGAAGATAGGGGAAGCCCAAATCATGCATGCAATGACGAATGCAAATGCAACAGCTCCAAACTCGGGGTCAATTTTCATGAACTTTTTGGCGAATTCTTGCAAACGAAACATTTTGCAAGATTGTTTAGGAACAAACGAGAGAAAATGATGAATATAATATAACAAATATAATATTTTGAACCCCCAACACCAACATCAACACAACATCAACGAAACATCAACACAATAAGATAAACAAAAACAAAATATTATCTACCTTTTTATTAGGAGATGTCTGGATACTTGCAATATTCAAATTATGGTGATGATGATGAACCACAAGTGAAACGAAAGGTTGCGTCAACACCGACCATGCAATCGGATAAGAATCAACCAAAACGAATATTAAGGACAAACCAAAAAACGCTTCGGTCTAGACCCAGTCAAGGACAAGGACAACAACCCGGACCACAACAAAAACAACAACAACACAAATACGTCCAAGAACTCATTCAAAAAATTCACAGCTACGAAAATGATGAAAATGTCAGCGACTCCGAAAGCGATGACAACAATTATACACCCATGCCACCAATGGCATCTAGCGTGCACAATCCTACCACAACCATTCATCAACAGTTTCAAACCGATTCTGTTCCAAATCGAAACCGATTTCCAGGAGCAAGTCCGGATGATTTAAGTGCAAAATGGAACCCTGCTCCTGCCAAGGAGCCTTTTTCTTTCCAAGGAGCAAAGGCTTTAGCCAGTCAATACTTGCCTTCGGTGTTCCAGGCATCAAGTGCAGGCGACACTGATGAAAACAAGGACATCATGATGCAGAAGTTGGACCGCATTATCTCTCTTTTAGAAGACCAGCATGATGAAAAAACAGGGCATGTCACCGAAGAACTGGTCCTGTATTGCTTTTTAGGCGTGTTCATTATTTTCATCGTGGATTCGTTTGCACGAGCAGGAAAATACGTGCGTTAAATCACCTTGCCAATTTATTTATATATTCAAAAATATATAAATTGAAAATATATAAATTGAAAATATATAAATTGAAAATATATAAATCAAACATGAAAACAAAGTATTCCAAACGACATCGTCATGGCACCAAAGGCAGAAGCAGAAGCAGACGGCACAGGCGAACCCAACGCCGCACTCGTGCACGCCGAGGCGGCAACATGTTTAACGGCTCCGATGCAACCCCTCCAGTTGTTTGTTTGGCCGGCAACAGTAAAATTCCATGCACGGCATTTAGCGGTGCATAAAACACATGGAACATCAAATGCAACAAACATATTCAGCATTCGTCATGATCAGTTCGCCGGTTTGTAAAACAGGTAGAAGAACTGATGCTCCTTCTGTGCTTTGACAAGTTCAATTTGTCCAAGCATGTTGAATCCGACCCCCGTTGCCAACTCAATGAACGTCTGAGGCGACGGCATCTTGAAATTGCGCACATTTTTACGCACCTTGCCCGTCTTGTCATCCGTGAAAACTTCCATGTATTGCACAAAGTCATTCGGAAAAATTTGGACATCCGACTTGTATTCAAAGTCGTTGAACTTAACCACGCTGTGCGCCTTTTTGCCGTCGGGTGTGGGAGTCGGCACAGGATTGTCGCCACCCAACATGCTGGCAGCATTAAATTTGCGCGGGTCCACCAAATGCAGCACAAAGTAGCCACCTGGCTTCAACCAGGCATAAATGTTGGAAAACAGTTGCTCGGTGTTAGGAATGTAATACACCTCGAAATTCATCATGGTAACCAGGGTGAAACTCTCCGGCTTGAACGAAGACACGACGGTGGGGTCGCCATTTACTATATTCAGACCGGGGTACGACTTTTTAGCCTGTGCAATCATGTCGGCAGACGATTCAATGCCGGTTATGTCGGTTATGCCGTGTTGAACAAAGGCGTTCATGTAGGCACCCGTTCCGGCCCCTATGTCTAAAGCAACCGTTTGATTTGATATGTCTGGATACTTGTTGATTATGGCACCCACTTCGTATGCATTGTTCACTTTTTGGTTGAACAGTTGGTCATACACGGCTGCATAAAAAGCATCTTTTACATCAGCATCTTTTTTGACAATGACGCCACTCCTACTGGTGCTTGAACTGTTTTGTATGAATGACTCCATGAATGAACCCGAATAAGGGCGCGGATTTTTGCTTCGCTGTATCTTGTTGTATGCTGAAATGAGCAGCAACATTGTGACAACGATCAGCAACACGCGAAACCAGATGTTTTGTTCAATTGACTTGCAGAAGGTGTTGAATGCATTCATTTTGAGAGAAATGTGTTAATTTATTGATGATAATGTGTTGATATTAATATATGTTATATTGTTATTTATTTTTTTGATATTGTTCATTAAATGAACGATAATGAAATCAATGACATTCGTGGTGAGAGTGAATTCAAAGGAACCACGTTTTCAAAATACAAGAAAGCCGACGTTCGCAAAGAATTGCTCAACTGCCTAAAAAATGGGAAAATAGAACCAGCTTGCTATTGGACCGCCGAAATGGTTTGTGCTGGGCACTATCCCGAATTGTGGGACGTGATCATCACTTTTGTCAGCAAACACGTCCATTTAGCAAACCCTCGACTGTGCATTTATTTGGAAATGCGATATGATGCATTCAAAGGCATAGTTGCCAATGGCTACATAGGAAATGAACTTCGCATGCGCAACAACCCCAAAATTCGCACTCTGTTTGCCGAAATCATGTGTGTTTTGTGCAATTCCAAAAAAAAATACAGCTTGGAAGGCATCAAAGTCAAGAAAACCGATTTTGACAGCACAGCAATGACTGACAAACTGAAAGCACCCAACGTGGCGTATGCATCCGACGTGTTTTTGTCCGGCGACCCAAAAGAGTTATTCATTGCAATCAATGAGTTGGCATTTCACATCTCTAAAGATTCTAAAAACAGCTTGCTTGCGTCTTACTGGCTTGAATGGATCATCGAATTTGAACACTTGTGCAAAATGAAAAAACAAAAGTGCGTGGGGGAACGTCGCAGCACCATGCCAGTTGAATCCAAGTTTCAAATGGATCCCATCTGGATTGTTTGGGAACTTATTCTCAAACACTCGCAAAAAATGTCAGACCCACTGATACACAAAATAACACAGAGTCTACTTAAACTGTATTGTTTACGCTACACCGATGGGGTGAAAAAGAAACGGCGGTATTTGATTTACTTTGCAATTTGTTTACTGACAGAACCGGTCGTCATGACACAAGAAATTGTCTCGAACAAAGAAACCATTGAAACAGTCGTGAAAAAAATCGACACGGTTTACAAACAAGTGAAAAAAAATGAAATCGCGCCCAAAACGGATTACTTGTCGGGTTCAGTCGGAGGTACGAAATCCGATTTAGATAAAACAATTGAAAAAATGGACAAACTGAACTCAATGAACACCATCATTCGCATGACATAGCACATGCATCATGTTTCGTGTTTGCACAATTATATTTTTATCTTGTTTTAAATATATTAGCAATTTATAATAGCAGTTTATAATAGCAACTAACTTTCAATAAACATGTCGTCGTTTCCTGCTCCTGCACTTGCACCTGCATCGGCGCCTTCGAATGCGTCATTTTCATTCAATAACGCAGACATCGGTGTTGATGCTGCATCTGAATCTTCTTCCACCATGTCATTGTTTGTACGCGGGGCATTAATCATTCTTTTGCTTGCGCTTATTGGATTCAACGTGTTTACGTATTTAGATGACATAACCACATGGTTCAGCGAAACCTTTGGCGGTCCGTTTCGGGCATTGGCTCGGTTTTTGGGCTACGCCGCTATTGACACAGCCCAGACCACCGTGGATGTATCTGCAAAAGGAACCAAATCTGCAGTTGACATTGCTGCCGGGGCCGCAACCAGCGGGATTGATGTGCTGCAACAAACCATTGACCAAAAACCGGACGATCAAGACCAAGCGGACCAAGACCAACAAACACAAAATCCCATGACACAATCGACACAACCTCCTTCTCAAATGAGCTCAAGCGCCGCACTGCAACGCGCCCTTTCTCATGCCAAGAAACAGCCACCGCAGCCCGATGACGCAACCAGTCGCACTCAACGCAGCGGCAAATCCGGTTATTGCTATATTGGGGAAGACCGTGGGTTTAGGAGCTGCATCAGAGTTGGCGAACAAGACACCTGCATGTCGGGCGACATTTTTCCCACACACGCAATCTGCGTGAATCCTCGCTTGCGAAAATAAACCTATGTCGCGTTTAAATTACATACATGTGTTAGTCATGTATGTAAAATCATTAATAATCAATGCAGCAATCAATCAATGCTGCAATCAATCAATGCTGCAATCAATCAATGCAGCAATCAATCAATGCTGCAATCAATCAATGCTGCCATCAATGCATTACT